CCCGGGGCAAAAAGCAAGCTTTAAGCTAGCAGCGAAACCAGACCCCAAATGATTGTCAACACGTAACCTGTGAAAGTAGCGCCATTGACAAATCCTACATCGACAAAAGTAGATGTTGCGTCAGGAACGGTAATCTTTGCACGAGAAAAGAAAGGAATGTTAGTCGCTCCACCAAAAGTGAAAGCCTGGGCGTATTCGCGACGTAAAGCGGTGACACTGCCCGCGCCACGGCCGCTATCGGACAGTTTCCGAATTACATCAAGACCATAGGCAGCAGTGGATGAGGAGGCTTCGACAGCCGCAACAAACTCCAACAACCATGAGCCAGGTCCGTCAAATCGCAAACACCTGAAAGGACCAACAACTGCGTTGGTGCCATAGCTAACTCCACGCACAGTGGCGAGAGCGGCACCAACGGTGTCCAAGGTATGCATGAAATTGGCGTCGGTTGTCCGGGCCGTCGCAAACGTTTGATAAACGTCCGCGCCCCCGGCTCCTGGAATTATTCGTTCTATCTGAGGTTCAAAGAACGAGATATCATACCCGGCGTACAATGTCCATGTAATCGCGACAGTCGGTGCAGCGGTGGTATAGAGATAGATCTGTCCACAGTATGAAAATCTATAGTCACCAGCCATATTGTACGACGTGTACCAGCCACGCAACATTGGCCTGCGCAGTCGCACATGCATCCGATGCTGTTGTCCATCAAGATGTGAGAATGAAAGATTATGTTCCCATTGAGACATATCTTGCACGCCCACCAGGGTCTGTTGAGGATCGTCGTCGCCAGGGTCACTATCAAAAGCCATGATGAACCCGCACGAAGCGGTCAATGACCCCTGCAGCACGACCTCAAAATACAAGCTATTGACCTCATACGTCTCGTACAGGCTGGCCAGCCGCGCCAATCTCTCACCGAGACTGTTGCAGCTAACCAGTGAGCCGTGTAGCTTGCAATACCCTGTTGTCCCAGAATTTCCAGTTGACAGTAGGGCAGTGCCGCGCTCACGGTGCAACGGTGCCCTCCGCATGGGAGGCGTAGCACCCGCGGTTGCGACGATGCCGGACTGAGCAACAATCATCCTTGTCTTCTTCTTCTTGTCTGATTTTGCCATCGTTTATTTCTTTCAGAGCTACGAAAACGACTAAAGCTCGCTAGCAGCAAACCCGTGTGTGCACGCCAGGACACACTTAGCCACGGGGACCGATGGAGTTAAACATCCATTGACACGATCGCATCAACTGTTGGCCAACTCAAGTTCATCGGCACTGGTTCTTCCAAGATGCGATCTTCAATATTCTTAACTTCCTTCTCACTCAACAGATAGGTCTCGGCAAAAGACGCAATCATTGCACTTGTAACGTTGTTGCGTTTCAGCATCAGTCTTCTCGACGGGGTGATTGCCTTGTGTTCGACATCATAGGCTGGTAGAGAATGCAACTCTGCATATCCGACTT